CATTGGCCACCGCGCCAAGTTTTGCTGCGTGGAAAAACGGCGCGCTAATGAGCACTGTAAAACAGCAAGAACAATTGACTTTGACCGCACCTAAACCTACCCCAGAACGATTAGGTGATGTAGTCAAATATTTTGACACAAATCCCTATAGCCCAACGTACAAGCAAGAAGTTTTGCCGCCTCAAACAATCAACATGACTAAGTTTGAGCAAGCTGATTTGCCGATTAAACAAGCGCAGCTTGCAGTTAATCAAGGTCAACTTGCAGTAGCGCAAGGCAATCTTAATGTTAATAAAGCTGGTCTTGGTCTTCGTGCAATCCAAACCGACCCATTTAATTTAACTGGCGCTCAAGCAGCATTTCCGTTAGGCATGGGCGGCGGGACTGGACTAAGTGCGGGTGGAGTAACTGGTACACGCGCCGCCGCGCCTGTTGCAGACACAATTAGCGGTAAACAAATCTCATTGGGCGACGCTATTAATAAAGGTTTAACTGGGCCTGAATTGTTGTCAGTTATGCCAAAAAATTTAGCGGGGCAAGTAACTGCAATTTTAGAACATCGCGCCGCGCCCCCATCAAGGGGCACTGCTAGGGCGGATCAACTTATGCAAATTGTGCAAGCGGCCGATCCAACATACGATGCACAACAATACAAAACCAAGCAAGGCATTGAAATTGCGTTTACTCAAGGTTTGCCATCTCGCACATTAAAATCAATTAATGTTGCAAATGACCATTTAAAGATTTTGAACAGCACAGTTGATGCACTTAACAATAGTGATGTAAAACTGTTTAATCAATTTGGAAATGCTATTGCCGCGCAAATGGGTGTTCCTGCGCCGACTGACTTTAACGCCGTTAAACGTATTGTTGCCGATGAAATTAACAAAGCAGTTATTGGCGGCGCAGGTGCGCTGGGCGATAGAAAAGCAATTGATGAAACTATTAATAATGCCAATGGCCCCGCCGCTTTGCGTAGCGTAATTAGTCGCTATCAACAACTTATGGAAGGTCAACGTAATGGATTGGCAGACCAGTACAAATCCGGCGGCGGCAACAATCCTGAAGTTATAAAATTATTTGGTAAGGCAAGAGCCTCGGCGGCGGCGGGAAACGCCGCACCTGCCGCAAAAGGTGTAGACACAAGCAATCCACTGCTGAACTAATAAAGGTGTAGACCATGCCGACTCCAGCAGAAATTCTTAATAATCCTGATTACGTCAATGCAAACGCGGAAACAAAGCAGGCTATTTTTGATAAACATATAGCCAGCACGCCAGATTTTGCTAACGCAAATCCCGAAACACAATTGGCGATTAAGTCACGTTTTGGTTTGGTTACGGCGCCTTCTGCGCCAAGCGTTGCGTCGCGTGCAGAAGGAATGCCTGGCCCAAGACAAGGGCTGTTGGCCCAGACTGGCACAGGCTTAGTATCCTTAGCCGACACTACTATTGGCGGGGCGCTACCGATGTTTGGATCGGTTGTTCAAGCTGCTGCGCGTCCTTTTACTACGCCACAACAAGCTGAACAAATGGGCGGCGCGGTTACGTCTGCGCTTGAAAAACCATTTGGAAAACTTTTTGGTGTTACCAATCAACCTGCATACAACCAAGAAGCATCTCGTAAAGTCATGGACTTTATTGGGCAAAACGTAAATAAAGGCGCGGATTGGATAGCCAGCAAAACTGGTATGCCGGTAGAAGACGTGCGCAATATGTTAGGCACGGCTACCGTGGCTGTAGCGCCTAAAGTTGTCAATGCTATAGCGCCAATCGCTAAAGGTGCTATAACAGCCGTTGAAGCGCCATTGTCTGCTATTGAAGCGCCGTTTGCAGCTCGCGCCGCGCAAGCGCAAGAAGCCCGCGTCACGCAAAGTTATCAAAACGCCCCAAAAATTGAAGCGGCGCAAACGGCTAATCAATTAGGCATCGCGCTAAATCCCGCCATATCAAACCCGACTAAGGGAAACAAAATACGCGCAACAATTGCTGGCGACACAAATACAAACGCAGTGCTATCTCAAGCCAATGAGCCTAAGTGGACGCAGCTTGCCGTGGAAAAAGGTTTAGATTTACCCGCCAATACTAAACTTGACGCTAACGCTATCCAAACTGCGCTTGACAACGCAAGCAAGCCTTATGACGCAGTTCGCGAAATGCCACAAATACTGCCTGATGAAGCTACGATTAAAACTTTGGAGTCACTTAAAAAACAACCTTCTGCGGTTGCAAAAGGTAAAGTTGAAGCCAGCAATGCGTTGATCGACAATATGATTGCGGAAATAAAACAAGGCCGCAGCGGCGCAGATGTTCTTAATGACATTCGTGAACTTCGCGCAGAAGCAAATAGTACTTATAGGGCCCGCGACAAAGGTATTGCGCCTGTTAAAGCATCTGACATTGCCGAAGCAGACGCCCGCATGGGCATCGCAAATGTGTATGAAAAAATGATTGACTCCAATGTTGCAGACCCGCAAGTATTGGCTGATCTTCAAGCTGCGCGCACAAAAATGGCGCAAATTTATGACATTCAGCGCGCGACTGATTTTGCTACTAACAAGATAGACCCTAAAGCGTTTGCCAAAATGCTTGACGAGCGCAAAGGTAATATGACCGGCATCGGCGCCGACATTGGTCGGATCGCCGCAAATTATCCTGAAATTGCAAAAATAGGCGCGCAAAGCAGCACTGAAGCAAAATTAACTAGGGGCGGCGTAGCCGGAACTGTTGGTTTTGGCCTTGGCACATTAGTAGGTTCGCCCGTAGCAGGATCAATTCTTGGCGGCGCTACAGGATACTTAGCGGGGAAAACGGCTACTAAAGCTATGCTGTCTCCTGAATATCAAGCCGCGCGCGCAGTCCCATCAGATTATCGTCCCAATGCTCTTACTCCCGCTAACCGTAACGCACTGTCAAAATAATGGATCAGCAAACTATCAACATCATCATTGGCGCGTGCTTGACCGTGGCCGGTTGGTTCGCCCGCGAATTGTGGACGGCGGTGCAGGAGTTGAAAAACGAATTGGGCAAATTGCCGTTGACGTACATCACCCGCGCGGACTACAAAGACGATATGCGCGAGGTCAAAGAAATGCTGAGCAAAATTTTTGACCGGCTAGAAAACAAAGCGGACAAGTAATGGATCCCATAACGGCCTTCGCGGCGGCTCAAGCGGCTGTTAAGGGCGTTCAGGCCGCCATCAAGCTGGGCAAGGACATCCACGCCATCACTGGCGAGGCCATGAAGTTCTTTGAGGCCAAGGATGTTGTCCAGCGGGCAGCGTCCAAGCCAAAGACGGGGTTTGCGGGATCGGACACGGCGCAGGCATTTGAGATCGTCATGCAAGCCAAAAAGTTGGATGACGCGGAGAAGGAACTGAACCAGTGGCTTGTGCTTAATGGTCATGCGGATGTCTGGCAGCAGCTACTCATCACCAGAAACGACTTGATCCAAAAGCGCAAGGCGCAGGAAATTTTGGATGAAAAGAACGCAGCGGCCAAGAAGAAAGAAATGGACGAGTTAATCAACTGGCTACTGGGCGGCGGCATCGTCGTCATGGTGCTTGGGTTCATCGTCTGGTGGCTGACAATTTTGATGGAGAAACACTAATGTTTGAAATGCTTGGTGGTGGTATCTTGGGTTCTTTGTTGGGCGGTGTGTTCCGGCTGGCGCCAGAAGTGCTGAAATGGATGGACAAAAAAGACGAACGCGCCCATGAGCGTTTGATGTTTGAGCAGCAGTGCGCGCTAGAGCAAGTGCGCGGCCAACAAAAGCTGGCCGAAATCGGCGCCCAACGCGAGGCGACCGTAGACGCTGGTGTGATGAATGCCTTTAACTCTGCGATAGAACAGCAAACAGAGATGGTCAAAGCCGCCGGGGGTTGGGTGGCCAGCCTGTCAGCTAGCGTGCGTCCTATGGTGACGTATTGGATTTTGTTAATCTGGTCGTTTATTCACATTTGGTTTGCGTGGAACGCTTGGGCGACCGGCGCACACCCTGACGCCGTGTTCAAATTAATGATGTCCGGCGACTTTAGCGCGCTGGTTAGCGGCACGCTCAATTATTGGTTCCTTGACCGTACATTGGCAAAGCGCGGGCTATGAACCTGGACATCGCCGCCGCGCTGTGCAAACGGTTCGAGGGCTTTTCGTCGAAGCCTTACCTATGCCCAGCCGGTATACCAACGACAGGCTTTGGCTCGACCTATTACTCTGATGGGCGTAAAGTTACGCTGCAAGACCCGCCCATCTCTGCCCAAGAAGCAGAAGCACTGCTGTTGCATGAGTTGCAGCACACTTACCTACCTGGCGTCCTGCGGCATTGCCCCATCCTGCTGACAGACGAGCCCAAGTGCAACGCTATTGTGGACTTTGCGTACAACTTAGGAATTGGCCGTCTCCAGACTAGCACATTGAAACGTAAGATCAATGAGCAAGACTGGGACGGCGCCAAAGAGCAATTAATGTTATGGACAAAAGGCGGTGGGCGTGTGTTGCCTGGCCTACTCAAGCGTCGCGTCGCCGAATGCGCCTTATTTCCTTCATAGCGTCCTTCAGGTCGCCACGTAATTGTTCAATGGCTTCTTGCTGTTCTTGCATACGCTTGTAGGCGTCTGCGGCGAACTTGGCCAAGGTCTCGTTTGTCCAGGCTGCAAAGTTAGGTAAGTCGTTCATGGCATTGGGCAGTTTTCAGGTGGAACAACAACGCACCAGACGGCGCTCCATTTACCTGGGCCACGGCCTTGCTTGGCCACCCAGCGGTCGATGTAGGCGTCGGGCATCTTTTGCAGGCTGCGCCCCGCGTTGGTGTAATTCATGTTGAGGTAGTTTGAGATGTCCAACAATGTCAAACCGTCGGAGTATTTTTGCAACAGCATTCTAATTCTGTGCTGTGGCGGCGTGTTCAAGAATTTTTCTCCTTTTGTTTAGCTCCAATGGCGCGTTCATAACCCCAGTTTGGTGATTCGCATTCGTCATATTGATTGTGATGTTGTAAATAAATAGCATCAATCTCTTTATCCGTCAGGTCTACCCAAGGGCGTTGTGGTGGGGCAATGTAAACAGGGAAGCAGTCTTTGCAAGCCTTGTCCGCTGTCGGCAAACCAAACAAACCGTTTTTGTCAGGTTTACATAGCCACGCCACAGGCTCTTGCGCCAGCTTGTCCTGCGCTGCTGCTTTTTTTGACTTGTAGCCTGTCATTTCAGCACCGCCGCGATAATCATAGACACACCAACCATAATAATGACCCACGCAACTAGACCCTTGACCTGCTGCACAAACTGCGTGTAATCGCTGTCCTCAAACTCGTCGTACTCCCAATCCTTTTGCTTGGGCTCCATGTATTTTTTGTCTGCTTCAGTCATGGCTTGTACTCCTTCAGACGTTCGTTGAGTCGTTCAATTCGCTTCTCGTTGTACGCCAGCACTGCCGTCGCGTACTCAGTGGCGCCCTCTGCTTCGAGGCGGTCAAGGTGGGCCTGGGCCAACTCTCGAATAATCACCTCGCGGGGGGTCAAGTCACGCCAGTAGTCTTTAAAAAATTTTAAGAATTTCATGGTAATTTAGCTTCCTTTAATATTTCCATTCTCTCCCGCGCGACGCGCAGGGTGTTGTACCGCTGGTGCAAACGTTCCAGCACTGATACTCTTTGGAACGTCTTGCGTTCGTTGTTTAGTAGGCCCAGCACTTCTTCTTCAGACAGCGTGGGCAGACGGTCATTTAGACCTCGCCAAGTGTTTTTCAATTCGTGTCTCCAGTTTAGCTATCAGGTTGACGCAACGGTCATACGCTCGGTAGGCGATGGTCAGTTGGCGTGACCGTAGTTTGAGTTCGGCCTTGGCCGCTTTAAGTTGTGCTTTTAGTAGCATAGTTCCTCCATTGCAATATCAGAGATAGCACGCTTGTCGTGCAGCGACGCCCAGATGCGTTCGTCCACGGTCTTGTTGGTCAGCATGACGTAGCACCACACGTCGTGGCGCTGGCCGCTGCGGTGCAGCCGCCCTACGGTCTGCTCGTACAGTTCGAGCGACCAAGGTATTGACAAAAAGACGATCCGGCAGCCGCCATGCTGAAGGTTGAGCCCGTGGCCGGCCGACTTGGGATGCACCAACAGCAGTTCAATGGCGCCAGCGTTCCATCGCTCAATAGCACGGTCGTCGTCCAGCGTTTGGGCGTGGGCATACCGCCGCTTGAGTTCGGCCAGTTCCTCTTGGTAGTTGTAGACAATGAGCGTGTTGGCACGTTGGTTCTCCTCCAGCAACTCGTGCAGCCGGTCAAACTTGGCCGTGTCGTACCACACTGGCGTTTGCACCGTGACCCACTTGCCTGGCACGTCCGATGGCGTCTGTACGGTGTCGTACACAAACCCGCTGGCAAGCTGCTGCAACTTGCCGGTGACCACGGCAGCGTTGACGGCAGTGATGTCCTCCAGCTTAAAGTCCTTTTTCATGGTATCGTAGGGCTTGCGGTCGTTCAGGTCGCAGCGCACCTCCACCGTGTGCAGCGGGGGCAGCTTGTCGCTGTACTCGCCCGCGTCCAAGACGAACGTCGCGGGCTTGATAACCGCCATGACCTTTTCTAGGCTGCCCTTGCGTGGCGACCATTCGCCAAAGTCGGGATTGGTCAGCACGAAATACTGCTGCATGAACGCGCCCTTGGAGCGGCCCAGCAGTGCCTGGTCAACGATCTTGCACTGGCCAAACACGTCCTCCAAGCCATTGCTGGTGAACGAGCCGGTCAAGCCCCAGCGGATGCCAATGGGCGTTAGGAATTTGAGCAGGTCTTTGAAGCGCTTGCCACTGGGGTTTTTCAAGCGCGTCAGTTCGTCGAACACCACCGCGTCAAAGCGCCCCTGCGGCAGGTTCTCGTAGTTGGTCACCACCACTTGGGCGTCAGATGCGAAAGCCGCCTCGCGCTGCTTGGCCGTGCCCACGGCGGCGGCCAGCGTGATGTTGGGCGCCCACTTGGGCTGCTCGGTCGGCCAAACGTCGGCGGCCACACGCTTGGGCGCCAGCACCAAAAAGCGCTTAACGTGGCCAGCCAGCAGCATATCCTGCATGGCTCTCAGCGTGATGGCCGTCTTGCCCGCGCCCACAGGGGCGAGGATCATCGCCCTGTCGCGCTCAAACAGGAAGTCAGCCGCCTGTTCTTGGTATGGCCGCAAATTCATCTATTTGTTCCTTATTCCACAAACATAAATACTTCTGATTCAGCCGGATCATGTCCAAAGCAAATTGCTTTTGGAGTTCTGATAGCTTGCCTTTATCGGTCTTTAATTCCACGAACCAAGTGCTGCCGTCAGGAAAGCACGCTATCCTGTCGGCTACGCCTTTGCGTCCTGGCGAAGTGAACTTCCACGACCGCCCGCCTACACGGGCTACCGTCCAGACGAAATAATTTTCAATGTCTTTTTCTTTCATGTCAAGAAGTTTAGCACAAAAAATTATGCTACACTGAACGCCTTATCAACTAAAGGACGTTAAATGCAACACTCCAGTATCGTCGGCGGCTCGACCGCCAAGAGGGTAATCAATTGCCCTGGCTCTGTGGCCTTGGTGGCCAAGATGCCGCCCAAGCCTTCCAGCAAATTCGCAGACGAGGGCACGCTGCTGCACAACGTCATCGCTGAGATCATCATGTCGGACAACCCGCCCGAGCATTACCTTGGCCACAAGTACGAAGCGCAGGTGCTGACCCAAGAACTGATCGACTACAAACTCAAGCCAGCACTGGCTGCGCTTGATGAGATCGACCCCAACAAGGAGATGGAAATTGAAGCTGAAACAAGCGTTAATTTTGGTGATTTACTTCCCGGTGTTTTTGGCTCTACTGATCTCATCGGTCGTTTTGGCAACCGCGCAGTTGTGTTGGATTGGAAGTTTGGCGATGGTGTCGCTGTGGATGTCGAGGAAAACCCGCAACTGATGTTCTACGCTGCGGCTGCTATGCGCACCCCCGCGTCTGCATGGGCCTTTGAGGGCGTCACCGAAATTGAAATGGTGATCGTGCAGCCGCCTGCTGTGAAGCGCTGGGTGACCACACCCAAGCGCATCGCTGAGTTTGAGTTGCAGTTGGTGCAGGCCGTCAAAGCGTCCGAGAAACCCAACGCCGCCTTGCAGTCGGGCGAACACTGCCGCTGGTGCGCAGCCAAGCCGGTGTGCCCACAGATGACTGGCGCAGTTGACCGCGCATTGAAGACAATCATCGACAACCTCGACCCGCCGACCATTGCCACCTACCTTAAGAATGCTGATATGCTGGAGCAGTGGATCACCGACCTGCGCGCTTTGGCGCTCCAACTGCTGGAGTCTGGCGCCAAACTACCTGACTACAAACTGGTCGCCAAGCGAGCGATCCGTTCATGGACTAGCGAGGACAAGGCCAAGGTCGCCTTGTTTGCGTTTGGTCTCACCGAATCTGAAGTGTTGGAGACGTCCGTGATCTCTCCGGCCAAGGCTGAGAAGGCGCTCAAAAAGCGCAAGCAAGCCCTGCCGGACGATCTGGTCGTCGCCATCAGTTCAGGTAACACCTTGGCCAGCGTGGATGATCCACGCCCCGAGGTGATGCTCTTGGGTAAGCAATTAACCGCTGCCCTTTCTAAACTTCAATAAAGGTACAGAAATGTCCAATTTAGTAGCGTTCTCTCAAGCGGGTTTGCCCGCAGTTTCCTCCCTCGCAACTTC